CTACATTCGCCAAGTATGACATGTTATACAGAAACCTAATAGTAAATGGGGTTCATATTGGTAAGGTAAAAAACACAATTGACGCAACTCATCTTCAATTGTTTAAAAATGCAAATGTAGCTGTTACGGCACAGAATTTTAGATATTCAAACCCAGCAGATTTGGTAGTGAGGTTTAATGAGAATGCGATTAAGGCATCCGTAAAAAACTTAATTTTAACTATGAACTATGAGAGACCATTTCATCCAGAAATAGGTTCTCAAGTGAATTCCCTATTGTTTGAACCAGCTACTCCGCTACTTAGCGCAGTTTTGGAAAGAACAATCAGACATACAATAGACAACTTTGAACCAAGAGTTACTTTAAATAATGTATCTGTTAAAATCAATCCTGACAACAATAGTGCTGGAGTAACTATTATGTTCACGATTTTAAATACACAGACTCCCCAAACTCTTAATCTAGTACTAGAGAGAACACGATAATGGCAATCGACAATAACAGAATAAATGTAGCCGAGTTAGACTTTGACAATATTAAGGAAAATCTTAAAAACTTTTTCCGTGGACAAGATCAATTTAAGGACTACGATTTTGATGGTTCTGGTCTTTCCGTTCTTATGGATGTATTGGCATATAATACTCACTACAATAATCTTTATACCAATTTGGCAATCAATGAATCGTTTTTAGATTCAGCTTCAAAAAGAGCCAGTGTTGTATCTCTTGCCAAAATGCTCGGTTATGTTCCTCGTTCTGCTACTTGCGCTCGTGCTATTGTTGATGTAAGAATTGTTTCTCCAACTTCAACACCTACAGTTACTACTCTACCAGCGTATCAACCTTTCGAAACAATCGTTAATAAAACTCAGTATACATTTTACAATTTAGCTGACTATACGACTGGCAATGGCGCCAATGGATATGTGTTCTCTGCTGTTGAATTGGTTGAAGGTACTCCACTATCTTTTAAATATACGGTATCTCCAGGTCAAAGATTTATTATCCCAAACGCTAATGTTGACTTATCAACAGTTCGTGTAACAGTTCAAGACAATGCATCTTCAGGTAACTTTGTCACATACTCACTAGCCAAAAATATTATCAATGGTATAGATTCAACAACTCTTGCATACTTCGTTAAAGAAATTGATAATGGATTAATGGAAATTTATTTTGGTGATGGGATTTTAGGTAAGTCATTAGTCAATGGTAATGTTGTAACCATAAACTACTTTGTTTCTAGTTTAGGTTCTCCAAATGGGGCAAGATTGTTTAATTACAATGGAGCAACTTTACTTGGCGGATCTGTAAATATCTCGACGAAATTAATCGCCACTGGTGGTGGTGCTTCAGAAAGTATTGAGAGTATTAAATTTAATGCACCACGAGCATATGCTGCTCAAAATCGTGCAGTTACTCCTGAAGATTATAAGGTTCTTATTACATCAAATTTCCCACAAGCAAAATCAGTTTCTGTTTGGGGTGGTGAAGATAATTATCCAGCGATCTATGGAAAAGTTTATATTTGCGTAAACCCAACTGACGCTGACAAATTAACCAATCTTCAGAAGAACTATATTTTAAATACTGTTCTTAATAAGAAGAATATGGTTTCTGTAACTCCAGAAATTTTAGATCCAGAGTTTATTAATATTGCATTGAATGTTACTGTAAACTATGATCCATTCAAGACAAACAAAACACCTAGTCAAATACAAAGTATTGTTACTAATGCAATTTTTAATTATGATGATTCTGATTTACAAAAATTTGATGGGGTATTCCGTCACTCAAAATTAAGTCGTTTAATCGACACAGCAGACCAGTCAATCGTTAACAATACAATGACTGTTCTTCTTCGCAGAAAAATGATCGTTAAGTATAATGTTTCTGCGCAGTATATTTTAAATATTATCAACCCACTGTACAACTCTGGTATTGCTGAGGGTGCTATTTACTCTACTGGATTCTATATTCACGGTAGTGAAACAATTCACTATATTGATGATGATGGTGCTGGTTATATCCGTTTGTATACATTAGATGAAAACTATCAAAAAAATATTGCAGACCCGACTATTGGAACTGTTAATTATTCAAAAGGTTATATTGAAATTAACAATTTGTGGATAACAGATCTTGCTGATGTGGATTTTGAGATCTCAATGAAACCTCAAGCCAATGATGTTGTATCTGCATTACATCAAATTGCTGAAGTTGCTCGTGACCATTTAACTGTTAATGTCATCGCTGACAAATCTGCTTCTGGTGACTTAGGTGCTGGATTCAACTACACATTTACTCCAATTAGACCATAATGAGATTAGCAACATCCACCCTAGTTCCGTCTCAAGTACCTGAGTTTGTTAGGTCAGACTATCCCACATTCATTGCTTTTATTGAAGCATACTATGAATATTTGGATAGTCAGGGTGTTGACCTTTTATCTACTCTTGATTTAGATAAAACTCTTGATAATTTTATTCAATACTTTAAAAAAGAGTTAGGTGCTGCATTACCAAAAGAACTTAAACTGGATGAAAGATTTTTATTACAACATATTAAAGATCAATATCTCGCGAAAGGTTCAGAAGGTTCGTTTAAACTTCTATTCCGTTTACTCTACAATAAGAGCGTAGAGGTTGGATATCCAGGTCAACAAATGCTTCGTGCGTCTGATGGTAGATGGAACCAAGATATCTCCATGTTCATCAAGGTAGATCTCGGTACACCTGATATGATTGACGGAAAGTTGGTTGATGTTGTTCAACCAAATAGAACTTTTAAGGTTCTTGTAGATCGTCGTCAGTATGTTGAGATTGAAGTTGACCGAGTGGTTCAGTTATCTGACACTACTTATGAAATCTTTATTGATAGAAGATTCTTCGGTGATATTAAAGTTGGAGATATAATTCGATACAAAGAAGTATTCTCTGCAACTATTGTATCTACAACATCATCATTAACAATTTTAAACAAGGGAACTGGTTTTAGACTGGGTCAATTGTTTGAATTAAAAAATGGTGGTGGTGTAAGATCTATTGTTAAAGTTACCCGTATCGATCAGGATGGTGGTATCCTTTCGGCTGAATTCATTAAATATGGTATTGGTTATGGTACAGACTTTAGTGTAGATGTAAACCCATTATTAGACTACTATGCACCATTGAGTGGCGAACACTCTTCTGCAAATGCAGTTCCAGGTGGTTTAAGTATCATCGATGTTATGAATGGTTTTTCAGAACAAGGTTATATTAACCGAGATGACTACGCAAGAACAGATACAGATAACTATGCTGATGGTACTTACGCTGGTTCTGTTTTAAGAGAATTCTCTGCCCAGCCTTCTGGTGGTATTACAGTTAGTAATATCCACGAACCTGCCACATTGAATATTAAATTGGGATCATTGGCAAAATATCCAGGATATTATTCTTCCAACGATGGTTTCTTATCTGATGCGATTTTTATTCAAGATAGTAGATACTATCAGGCATTTTCTTATGTATTGAGAATTGATGAAAGATTAGCAACTTATAGAACTGCAGTAAGAACAATGGTTCACCCTGCAGGTACTGCATTGTTTGGTGAATTCTTAATTCAAAATAACTTTGACATATCAGTAACTCTGCAATCTCTTATTAAGATTCTTGCTGTTACAGTTTCTGATACTGTAACAATGGTCGATATTAACAGACCAATATTTGATGTATCAAAAGCGTTGAATGATTATCCAGTTGTGACTGAGTCCCACACATTCAGAATGGATAAAGCGTTAGACGACTCTATTGACACACCAACAGATTTGGCTACTTTATTTACAAGTAAAGTTTTATCAGACTCCATTAGCACTCCATCTGATAGTGATATTACTTTCAACACAGGTAAAGCACTTTCAGATTCTATTTCAACCCCAACAGATTCAATAACTGCTAAAGATTTCGGTAAGGCAGTGTCTGACTCTATTTCAACCCCAACAGATTCTCTCGTCAAAGCGGTAGCTAAATATCTTACAGATACAGAGACTATGTCAGAAGCTGATGATGGGTATGTAGCAATGAATCCATATAGTCAGGGTGGGTATTTCAGTATCCACCCGATTATTTACGACAATACTGTGGACGCAACATTTGGTTCAACTGTTGATACCAATAACTATACATAGTATAAAATTAAACCCTTAATAGGAGATTCCTAAAAATGAATGTACAAGAAAATTTAAAACCTACTGGACTCGTTACTGTAGTCCACAAAAATGCAGCTGGTGAAGTTATTAACGAATTCAAAGTTAAAAACTTGGTAGTTACTTCAGGTAAAAACCACATCGCTGCAAAGATTGCTGCAACTACTAACAGTCCAGCTTCTATGACTCACATGGCTATCGGTACTGGAACTACTTCTCCAGCTGCTGGTGACACAACTCTTGGTACTGAAGGTGGTCGTGTATCACTATCAGCAACTGTTGTTTCTACTAACACAGTAACTTATACTGCAACATTCCCAGCTGGTACTGGTACTGGTGCTGTTACTGAAGCTGCTGTATTCAATGCATCTTCTGGTGGTACTATGCTTTGCCGTACTACTTTCTCTGCAGTTAACAAAGCGTCTGGTGATTCTATCGCCATCACTTGGGTTGTTACAGTAAGTTAATAAAAATGACAATCACATCTTCTCTTTTAAAAACTCTCTTACACAAAACCATCGCTGATGGATTGTTTAAAGAGGTTCAATCTCGTAATTCGAGATACTACTATTTCCTTGGTAAGACAATTAAATGGGAAGATGAGACTGCGCCACCATTTCCAACTGACTCTTACAAGTATGAAAAGGCAACTCGTAATGAAATTATTACTCTGAAAGAAATCAAACCTTCAGATGTTGCTTTTGTTATTCCAAGGATTGATTGGGTTTCTGGTACAGTTTACGATATCTATGATGATCAGTATTCAACTGAGGTTATTGGTATTAATATAACTGATGGTGGAAATACTTACACTAGTACGCCAACTATTGTTATCGATCCACCAGATTTATTTGGTGGAGTTCAGGCTACAGCTACAGCAACCATGTATAACAGTAAAATTATTGGTTGTACTATGACTCATACTGGTTCTGGTTACACAAACCCTCCAGCGATAACATTTGTTGGTGGTGGTGGTGATGCTGATACTGCTCATGCGGTTGGTGTTTTATCAAAAGCTCCAAGCAATTCGCAAAAATTAGAAGAAGCTCAGTTTTATGTAATGACTGACGAATTTAATGTTTACAAATGCCTCGATAATAACAATGGAGCATTTTCAGTAAATAAACCTATTGGCACTCAAGTTGCTCCGATTACTCTTTCTGATGGGTATGTTTGGAAGTACATGTATAATGTGCCAATTGCTCTCCGAACAAAATTCCTAACAGCCGATCAAATTCCTGTTATTACAGCTTTGACTCAGCAATTTTATTCAGCTGGTGGTATCGAATCTGTTATTATTCAAAACAGAGGATCTGGATACACCCAAGCAACATTGACTGTTGCTGGTGATGGATACTTGGAAGCTGATCCAGTATACCTTTCTGCAATTACATATACCAACCACGGAACTAATTATTCTGATGGCGATACTATCACAATTGCAAAACCAATGGATACTGCAGCTTCTTGGACTGAAAATACTGCATACTATTTTGGTGTTAAACTTCTTTCATCAGAAAATAATATTTACGAGGTAGTTCAAGCTGGAACTACTGGGATGGTAGAACCGACTCATAAAGCTGGTACTGTTGAAAACGGAACTGCTGCTTTAAAATTTATTGGATCAGTGCCTAAAGCATATCCATCATTTAGTGGTGGTGCTATTACAGTTAATGTTCTTGGTGGTGTCCGTGAAGTTGATTTAACATCATTTGGTTCTGGATATAATTCTAATCCAACAATTTCGTTTTCACCACCAACAAAAACTTTTGCTGGAACTGCAGTAAATACCACATCAGAGGTTATTACAATTGGTTCACATTGGTTTTCTGATGGGGACAAGGTTAAATATTCTACTGGTGGTGGGACTGCTATCGGTGGTTTAGTTAATAATACAACATACTATGTAATTAAAAATTCTTCAACTGCAATTAAATTGGCAAGCACTTATCAAAATGCCATGGATGGTATTGCAGTAAATATAACTTCTGCTGGTGTTGGTATTGCCCATACTATATCAAATCAGTTAAATTTGCCAACTGCTTTTGCAAACCTTTCTCCTACTGGTGTTGTAAAAAGAATTATTATTACAGAACCAGGAAATAACTATACAGAACCACCAACAGTAACAATTGGTAACCCATGGACTGCTTCAACATCAGTTAATGCTGGAGATCAATACTTTGTTGCTAATCGTTTATATACGGTAAAGACATCTGGTACTACAGATTCTTCTACTGCACCAACAGGAACATCTCTCGGTGTTGCTGAACAAAATGGTACTGCATATTTTACCTATGTCGGTTCTGCTGCAGCAGGTGAAGCAGTATTAAGATATGGTGCTGGATATAACGGAAATCCATCGATCACCATTAATACAACTACTGGCTCTGGGTTCTCTGCTTCATTTACTTCTATTAAATCTGAAGCAAAGTTAATTCCGTTGATTGAAAATGGTCAAATTAATGGTGTGCAAATTGATGAAGCTGGAATTGGTTATAGTGCTGCAACAATTACCGTAACAGGCGATGGATCAGACGCTAACCTTACAGCAGATATTGCAATCGGTAACATTAATACTCTACAAGCAAACAATGAATTATTGACAGTAGATGGTTCTATTAATAACATTCAAGTAATTAGTCAAGGTTATGGGTATGGTACTGCAACAGTAACTATTGAAGGTGACGGTAGCGGTGCTAGTGCTGTTGTTGTTCTTGCTGGTGGTAAAATTTCCAAAATTAGAATGACGAATTATGGTTCTGGATATACTTACGCTAATGTAACTATTACTGGTAACGGATATGCAGCTTCTGCTAGAGCAATCATCTCTCCATTTGGTGGTCACGGTAAAGATGCATATGAAGAATTGTTTGCGAGAACATTAATGTTTTATTCGAATGTATCCTTAGATAAAAATCAAGGGTTTGATGTAAACAACGATTATCGTCAAGTTGGTATTATTAAAAATATCCGTGGATATGGTGTAACAACTAGATACGATTCCGCTTTAGGTTCTGCTTGTTTTGTTGTTGAAGGATCTTTTGATACTGCTTCGTTTAAACAAGATATGATTATAACAACTCCAAGAACTGTAAATGATACAGTTTACTACAGAAATTATAGAATTGTTTCTGTAAATGCCAGCGGAACTGGTATGTTGGTTCAGATGTTGGATAATGACCCTCCGCAAATTTCGGATGTTATGACGAATCCAACAAATCAATTTTTTACAGTTACTGCGATAGGTAACCCAACTGTGGATAAATATTCTGGTGACTGTTTGTTTATTGATAACAAAGCAGGATTTACTCCGTCTAAAGACGAGACAGTTACTTTGAGAACTGTCATCAAATTCTAAACTAAATAGTGTATAACCAATAAAAGAAGACCTGAAATATGCTTAATTTCAATACCGAACCGTATAATGACGATTATGATGAGGATAATAAATTTTATCGAGTCCTCTTTCGCCCAGCGTTTGCGGTTCAAGCACGAGAATTAACTCAGTTACAAACAATCCTCCAAAAACAAGTTTCAAGAAATGGTGATTCTCTGTATAAACAGGGAGCCATGGTTATTCCTGGACAGGTTTCTATTGATACTAAAGCACAGTATGTAAAATTACAATCAAATTATTCTGGCGTTAATATTGAAACATATGTTCAAAATCTTGAAGGAAAATTCGTTACTGGTTCTAACGGAATTAAAGCACAAATTATTAAAGTTGCACGAGCAACTGTTTCTGATCCAACAACAATTTTTGTTCGTTATACAACTTCTGCAACTGATGGTATTACTCACACATTTGCAGATAGTGAAACTGTAACTATCGATGATGGTAGTAATTTTCCATTTCAAGTAGCAGCTTCAGATTCTACTGGTATCGGCTCTTTGGCAACAATCCAAAGAGGTGTTTACTATGTTAATGGTTTCTTTACTCTTTGTGCTGACCCAGCAACTGGTGGTGCACAAACTATCGTTCTCGACAAATATAGCGATACACCTTCATATCGTGTAGGTTTATCTATCGTTGAAGATTTAATCGTTCCAGAAGCTGATGAAACTCTTCTTGATAATGCTCAAACTTCTTATAACTTTGCAGCTCCTGGTGCTCATAGATATCACATTGATTTGATATTAACAAAGTTGCCTTATGCCAGTGAAGATGACGCAAGTTTCGTCGAGTTGTTGAAAGTAACCAATGGCCAATTACAGCGTTTAGTTAATACAACTCAGTATAATGTTCTTGAAGAAACATTGGCTCGTAGAACTTATGACGAGTCTGGAAATTATACTGTTAATCCTTTTATAATTGATGTTCGTGAAGCAAGAACAAATGATCGTGGAGAATGGTCTACCACTCCTACTGCATATCTTATTGGCGACATTGTTTCTAATAATGGAAAATATTATACTGCTAAAAATTCTGCAACATCAGCAAATAGTGTTCCACCAACACACTCTTCTGGTACTGCGTTTGACGGATCAGGCAATACTGGTGTAAACTGGGAGTACACATTAACTCCAGCATGGAATCGTGGTGTTACATTTGATGGTAGTGAAGACCAATTGGCTATTGGGTTTGAACCAGCTAAAGCCTATGTAGACGGATATGAAATTCAAAAAGTTGCTGCTGAATATGTTTATATTGATAAATGTAGAGACGCAAAACATCAAGTTCAAGTAACTGGTGCTTTAGTTCCGCAAACTGTTGGTAATTATATTATGGTAAATGCGATTAATGGTTTACCACCAGTTGATACTTACAGCGTTATTAGTCTGTATGATCAATATACAATGCAAGCAACTACTGCATTGACAGGTCAACTAACAGTTACAACAAGCAGTACTGCTGTTACTGGTGGTAGTGGTGGTAATGCAACTGCTTTCACAACTGAGTTAATTGTTGGACAAAATATTTACAACTCAGCTGGTGTTTATGTTGGTACTGTAGCATCTATTACTGATGCAACTCATTTAACTTTAACTGCAAATGCTGCTGTTGCTCTTTCAGGTGCAGCTGCAAAGAAAGATGGTCGTGGAACTCACAATGGTACTCTTGTTGGTACTGCTCGTGTTCGTTTCATTGAGTGGGACAGTGGAACTATTGGTACACAAAGTTCTTACTATAAATTAGGTTTATTTGACATTCAAATGAATCAAGGATATAACTTCTCAACTAATGTTAAGGCTGTATATTTTAATAATTCTGGTGGTGGACTTTCGTACGACTTTACTGCTGATATTGTCCCAATTTGGAATAATGTTGCTGGTGTTAGACCAATAATTGGTAACGCTACTGCGTCAAATAGTACAACAATTACTGGTGCTGGTACTTCATTCCAAACAGATTTGGTTGCTGGTGACTATGTATATTTCAATGGTCTTTCTGGATCATATCGTAGAGTAACTGCAGTTAATAGCCAAACATCTATTACAGTTGATACCGCAATCACTGTAACTGGAACAACTATTGGAAAAGTTGCTACTCAAATTTTTGAACCACAAAATGAGGCACTGTTATTTACAGTTCCATACTATGCTACAAAATCAGTTACTGGTTCCGACTCGACAAATAGAGTCTATTATACAGCTTATGAGAAATTTAGCGCAACAACCTCTTCTGGTTCTGGTGGATCCTGTACTCTAAGCATTTCAGCAACCAGCGGTAATATGATTTCTGCAGCACAAGCAGACAATTATCAGTTGGTGGATAATACTACAGGATTGACTGTTCCAATTTCTTCTGGAAACATTGCTGTTAATGGAGCATCAACTGTATTTACTCTATCTGACACATATGCATCAAGATCTTTTAGTATTATTGGTGGTGTTGTTAAGACAGGATCAAATTTAACAAGAAAGACAAAAACTCTTTCTGTTCCTACTACTAAAACATTTACAACTCAAGCGACTGCAACTGCTTCTATTTTATCTCTTGGTGTTGCAGACGCATATAGAATTATTAGTGTTTTGATGGACACTGGAACTTTTGCAGCTCCAGATAACAACTATTCTATTGATATTTCAGATCGTTATGATTTTGATAATGGTCAAAATATTTCTTACTATGGTCTTTCTAAATTAATTTTAAAACCATCGTATACTGCTCCAAACGCATCGGTTCAAATTGTTTTTGAGTACTTTACTCATGGCAACGGAGATTACTTTACAGTAGATTCTTATACAGATATTCAATATAAATTGATTCCTGCTTTTAATGGAGTTCCCCTTCGTGATGTAATTGACTTTAGACCAAAAATTGACGATAATGGAACTACATTTGTTAGTGCAACAAATTCTGGTCAATGTTCTCTTGTTCCAAAACGAGGTGTTGATATTGAAGCTGACATCAGCTACTATCTTGGCAGAACTGATAAAGTAGCAATTGATCGAAAAGGAAACTTCTTTCAAATTGTTGGAAATCCAGGAGCCAATCCTTCTGATCCTCCTGATCCAAATCAGGGCATGCTTCTTTACAAATTGGAAATTGAACCATATACATTCGGTACTAGTGCTGGAAATGTAAAAACTACAAAAACAGAAAACAAACGATACACAATGCGTGATATCGGTAAACTAGAACAAAGAATCAATACTTTAGAGTATTACACATCTTTGTCATTACTAGAACAACAAACTCAAGCCACTGCAGTTATTGATTCTGCAACTGGTCTAAACAGATTTAAAAATGGATTTATTGTTGATAATTTTAGTGGACATTCTGTTGGTGATGTAAACAATGTGGATTATTTCTGCTCGATTGATATGCAGAATAATGTATTGCGTCCATTCTATACAATGCAGAATGTCAACTTGATTGAAAAAGTTGCGACTAATGCTGATCGTTTATTGGCAAATTACAATAACATTGGTGGTTTGATTACTTTACCAATTATTGGCAACCCTGCGTTGATTACTCAACCATATGGTTCTCGTTTAGAAAACATTAATCCTTTTGCTATCTTTACTTTCTTGGGTCAAGTAAGCATTAACCCACCATCAGACAATTGGTTTGAGGTTGAGCGTCGCCCAGACATTATTAATAATATAGAAGGTGATTTCAATACTATCGTTTCATTAGCTCAAAAAGCTGGTGTTCTTGGTACTGTTTGGAATGCATGGCAAACACAGTGGACAGGAACAACTCAATCTTCAGGTGCTATTAAATATACTTTCGGTAGCAACTGGGCTTCTGGATTTGGTGATGTTCGTCTTAGCCAAGCTGAAGTTCAAGCAAAGTTCGGTAATCTTGGTTGGGGTAATGCTCGTCAGATTACATCTGAAACATTTGCTACTGAAGTTGGTCAGTCAAGAACTGGTGTAAACACTAGTGTTGTATCAAGAATTGATACTCAATTCGTTGATGACAGAATTCTATCTACTGCTGTTATTCCATATATCCGTTCTAGAAATGTTCTTATTCAGACAACTGGAATGAAACCATTAACTCAGGTTTATGCTTCTTTTGACAGTCAGGATATTACATCTTACTGCACTCCAGCAACAAAAATTACATTTACTGGAACAGGACAATTTAATAGTGATCAATCTGTAGGTAGCGATGTAGTTGTTGCTGCAAGATTGATTAATGTCGATTCTCAGGTATGTTTGAATACTGGTGATGTTATTACTGGTGGGACTTCTGGGGCAACTGCGGTTGTTGTTGGAACTGAAAATATACTAAATGATGCTAATGTAATCGTAACTAGAAATGTTTATGTTGTAAACATCAAGGGAACATTCCAAGCTAACGAAACAATTACTGGTAGTATTAGCCATAATGTTGGAACTGTTGTTACTGCTCCAACAGTTAAAACTGAGGGTAACTCTCTAGTAACCGATGTTAATGGTAAATTACAATTTTTATTCTTGATTCCAAACAGCGATTCTATTCGTTTCCGTTGTGGCCAAAGAACTCTGACTCTTACTGACTCTGCCGCAAATAGCGTATCAACAACCAAAGGTTCTGCAACATACTATGCACAGGGAACTTTACAGGTTAAACAGGCAACATATAATGCTGTTCGAAATGGTACTTTAGTTCAAAATCAAGTTTCCGATACCAGAACGATCACTCAAACATCAGAGCGTATTGTTGCTGATACTGGTTGGTGGGATCCGTTGGCTGAGACTTTCCTCGTTAGCAGTCCAGGTGGAGCATTCTTAACTGGTGTTGATTTATTCTTCGCTACCAAAGATTCAAAAGTTCCAGTGCATATTGAAATCCGTGAAGTTGTTAACGGATATCCAGGTATTAATATTTTACCTTTCTCTCAGGTTGCGTTGAATCCAGAGCAGGTAAATATTTCAACAAATAAAGTAACATTACCAGATGGTTCACAAGTTCCATCTTATGATACTCCAACAAGATTTACATTCTCATCACCTGTTTATGTTAAAGATGCAACTTCCTACGCTTTAGTTGTTGCTTCTGATTCTAACGGATACAATACATGGGTTGCTCGTATGGGTGATCAAATTCCAGGATCTTCAAGAACTATTTCTCAGCAACCATATGCTGGTGTTTTGTTTAAATCACAAAATGGATCAACATGGACTGCAGATCAAAACGAAGACTTGATGTTCACTATTTACAGAGCACAGTTTGATACTTCAGTTATTGGTAATGTTGAATTTGTGAACGATCAGTTGCCGACAACTATATTAGATGCAAATTCAATTGAGACTAATACTGGTTCTGCGAAAATTAAAATTTATCAAAGAAACCATGGTTTGACTCCAACTAGTATTGTTACAATTAATAATACTGATGATACTAAAATCCATGGAGTTACTGCAACAGGAACTATAACCTGCTCAACTGGTAGCACAACAGTTACTGGACACTCATCGGCATTCCAAACAGATATTGGCGATTTAACATTAGGTAGAGGAAATGTTATCTATACCAATGAATCGACTCCAAGATATGTTGGTGTTGTTTCTTCTGTTGCTAGTGGTAGTGATGTTTCTTTGACATTAGTTTCTAATGCTGCAATTACATTGAGTTCAAATACTGCGTTCAAGGTAGTTCAATCTATCAATGGTATCCCTGCAACTGAAGTATACAAAATACAAACAGTTGCCGTTGTCGTTGACCAAGATAATTACATAATCAATACTACAACTGCAGCAACTCAATATGGGTATACTGGTGGAAATACTGTTACGGCTAATGGACAAATTGCATACAATACTTTACAACCATCTGCTCAGATTCAAACTTTCTCTGAAACTACATCATTGTTTTCTGTTAAGACAACAAGCGGAACATCAATTAATGGAGTAGAAGCTCCATACTACAGAGATAGTGATTGGACTGGTATAACACTAAATGATAACAATGATTATGCTACAACTAGAGTAGTTGCTTCACAACAAAACGAGAACTATTATCTTTCTGGAAATAAATCAGCAACCATGTTGTGTAAAATTAGTTCAACTAATGATGCATTATCTCCAGTAATTGATACTACTCGTATTGGATTAATTGCAATCGCAAATAAAATTAATAAACCAGATCATACATATACAAATCAAGGTGGTATTGATGATAATGCGTTCTTGACATCAAACACTACAGTTGGATTCAGTGGTGCTACGATAACAACATCAGACACCACTTCTAAGGGTATATTCTTAACTGCAAAGGTTGGTCGTTATTTAACTATTAGTGGTGCTACTAGCCCTGCTGTTGGAAATAATGGAACATATGTAGTTACTGCAGTAGCAACAGATGGTTCTTCAATAACACTTGGAACAGAAACTTCTAATGTAGTTATTCCTGTTTCGTTTACTAGCAAGTCTGCTGGTGACTCGATAACAATTACTCAGGGTAATACTTTTATTAGTGAGATCTCTCCAATTGGTAGTTCTACAATTAGTAAATATGTAACTCAGAAAACAAACTTAACAACTCCAGCTACTACGCTGAAAGTTATTATGTCTGTTGTTTCGCCAACCAATTCTAGTGTTGATGTTTATTATAAAATATCTCCAGTTGGTAGCAAAAACGCATACGACACTATCAATTATACAAAATTGGCACCAGATGCACTATTACCGAAAGTTCAATTTGGTAACGATACATATAGTGAAGTAAACTTTACTACGACTGGGCTAGGTGCATTTGATGCCTTTACAGTTAAATTAGTATTTACTTCTACGAATGGATCTGAAATAACTAAAGTTAAAGATTTACGAATTATTGCTTGCACATAATGGTTGAATATCTAAAAGTTGAAGGAAACTCCTCTCTAGTTAGAGAGGTTTCTTCTAATGCGATTATAAACATGAATTATTCTGAGTATGAAAATTATATGAAGAATCGTGATATTGCGTTGGCTAGAAAAACTCAATTAGAACAGAATACAGACGAGATAAATAATATAAAGCAAGACATCAGCGAGATTAAGCAAATGCTCCAATTGTTGATAAAGACTAAGGAAGATTAATGGCAACACTAGTGCTACGAACTGTCAAAGGCAGTCCACTAACAAATCAAGAGGTAGATGATAACTTCAATAACTTGAACACCGATGTTCAGGCTAAGTTAGATGCATCCACATATACTGCTGCTGATATCCTTACAAAACTTAAAACAGTTGATGGTCCATCTTCTGGACTAGACGCAGACTCCGTTCACGGATTGGTTGGTTCTTTAACAAATACACCATCTTCACTGGTTGGTCGTGATTCTAACGGAGACATTTTCTTCGAAACAGGTCACGCAACTTTGATGATCTCAAATCTTCAGGGAAATGTAACAGGTAATGTAACAGGTAATGTTTCTGGGACTGCCTTGAATGTTACTGGAACTGTTGGATTAAACAATGGTGGTACTGGTGCAACTAGTGCTGAAACTGCCAGAACAAATCTTGGTTTGGGTACTATGGCTACTCAAGCATATAATAATGTGAATATTACTGGTGGATCTATTGCTGGTATTACTGCATTGGCTATTGCTGATGGTGGTACAGGTTCTACGACTGCTGCTCAAGCAAGATCTAATCTTGGTTTGAATATTGGTTCTGACATTCAACCATTCAACAATATTCTTACAATTTTATCTAGCGTTACACCAGCTTCAGATAAACTTTCTTACTTTAGTACTTCTTCTGCTGCAGCAGTTACAGATTTTACTGGATTCGGTAGAAGTCTTGTTGGACAAGCGTCTGCTGCGACATTAAAAACATTATTATCTTTAAATGTTGGCTCCGACATTCAAGCGTATGACGCTGACTTAGCTGCATTAGCTGCACTCGCAACCACTGGTATTATTGTTAGAACTGGCGCAGGCACTGTTACTGCGAGAACACTTCAGGCTGGTGCAAATATTTCCATAACAAATGGTAGTGGAGTTTCTGGAGATCCAACTATTGCTGTTACTGGTTTGGCTACTGTTGCTACCAGTGGTTCATATAACGACCTATCAAACAAACCAACAATTGTTGGTCAAATCCAGTCAAACTGGACTCAAACAAATAATGTGCAAGCAGATTTTATTAAGAACAAACCTACACTAGCAACAGTTGCTACTAGTGGTTCATATAACGATCTATCAAATAAACCTGCACTAGCAACAGTTGCTACTAGCGGTTCTTATGCTGATTTGATAAACAAACCTAATACAGTGCCATCTGGTTTGATTAGTTTGTGGTACGGGAATAGTACGAATATACCTGCTGGTTGGGTATTGTGTAATGGATCAAACGGAACTCCAGACTTAAGAGACAGATTTGTTATTGGTGCTGGTGGTGGTTATGCTGCTGGTACTACTGGCGGTAGTGCAGACTCTGTTGTTGTATCTCACACCCACACTGCGTCTTCAACAGTAAACGATCCTGGCCACTCTCACCCATTAACGCATGCACCAGTTGCTGGTAATTATCTTGGTGGCACTTCTTCCTTCCAGATTTCTAATACACAAAGTACTGGTGTCGCAACTACTGGTATCAGCGTCAGCACTTCTATCTCTGCTACTGGTAATAGCGGAACAAATGCAAACTTACCACCATACTACGCTCTCTGCTACATTATGAAGACATAATAAATAGGAAAGCACAGGAACAATAATGACTACAATTGTAACAAGAATTACGAATCCAACTGGTGGTACTGCCAAAGGCTCTCCTTTAACGAGTCAGGAAATTGACGCAAACTTTATTAATCTTAACGATAATAAGTTAGAGGTAACAGCTGTAAATAATAATTCTATTACTGCTTCCTTTACTAGTCTTGGTGTTGGTACTGCAGCGTCTACTACTGCTGGTGAAATTCGTGCGATTAACTCAATCACTTCTTACTACTCGGATGAGAGATTAAAAACTAATGTAGAGTTAATTCCAAATGCTTTGGAAAAAGTCTTACAGCTAAGAGGTGTTACATATAACGCTAATGAGTTGGCTGAGTCTTTTGGATTTACAAATAAAGAAACTCAGGTTGGAGTTCTTGCAGCTGATGTAGAAAAAGTTTTACCTCAGGCAGTTAAACCTGCACCATTTGATATTATGGTATTTGAAAATACAGAAATGTCTCGTTCAGGTGAAAACTACAAAACAGTTCAATACGAAAAAATTGTTCCATTGCTAATCGAAGCAATTAAAGAATTGGAAGCCCAAGTAAAAGAATTAAAGGGTGTTAAATAATGGCAACTAAACCAACAATTCTTGGACCAGAAGCACTGCAGTTACCTGCTGATACTTCAGCGAATAGACCATCTCCAGTTCAGGGGATGCTTCGTTACAATACAGATATTGGATTAGCCGAAGTTTATACTTCTGCTGGTTGGACTGCTATTGACGCTCCTCCTGCAATAACATCTATTAGTGGTATCATTAACGAGAATGTTAGTACAACGCTAACAGTTAATGGAACAAATTTTAAATCTGGATCTTATGTTCAGATTGAAGGTGCTGGTGTTTCTAATACTCCAAGAATTTTAGGAACAACTTATGTTAATGCAACTCAATTAACTGCAGTTACTAATGCTTCATTAACATCTTATGTTGGTGGTGCATCTTTCGATGTTAAAGTAGTTAATCCATCTGGTTTGTCTGGTGTTCTTACTTCTGCTGGAACTATTGATAGAACTTTGGTTTGGTCAACTTCTGCTGGTTCTCTAGGAACTTTATATGGTGGCGCATCGGCTAATATATCACTATCTGCTTCGGATGGCGACTCTCAATCTGTAACATTTTCAATAACATCAGGTTCACTACCTTCTGGACTCTCAATGAGTTCTTCAGGTGTTATTACTGGTACTGTTCCTGATACAACTGCAACATCTTCCTTTACTGTAACTGCAATAACAACCACAACTGGTATTAGTGTTGCCAGAGCATTTAGTATTTCAACTATTAAGAGATTGCTGGCAGTTAATGGAACTACCTATTATAACACTGGTTCAACGCAGACTGTAACTCTTTCTTCAGCTGGCACAGTTTATCCAATTACAGTTTATGCTGCTCATAGTTTAACTATATCTATGGCTGGTGCTCAAGGTGGTACTGTTTATGGTAGCGGATCAGCTATTTCTGGTTATGGTGGTTATGTTCAAGGAACTTATTCAAGTATTCCAGCAGGAACATACTATGCTGTAGTTGGTGCAACTACATCAAGCAACACTGGTGGATATCCAGGTGGCGGTGGCGGTGTTTCACAAACCAACGGAGGCGGTGGTTTCTCTGGTTTCTGGTCAGGAACTTCTGATCCTTTGAACACTGGTAATAGATCTACATACTATTTAATAGCAGGTGGTGGTGCTGGTCACTCATCTGACCTAACTGCAGGTGCTGCAGGAGGAAGTCCTGGATCAACTAGAGGTGGTGATGCTGGTTATCCAACAGGATCTGCAGGTAATGGTAACAACGGTAGTATGACAATTCCAGGAGGTGGCACTCAATCTGCTGGTGGATCTGCTGGTTTGAATGTTAACGGAAGTACACAAGGTACTAGTGCTGGTTCTGCGTTCTATGGTGGATCTGCTGGCGACTGCGGTGGATCTGGCCAAGGTGGTGCTGGTGGTGGCGGTTGGTATGGTGGCGGTGGTGGTAATGCTCACTGCGGTCAAGGTGGTGGTGCTGGTGGCGGTGGATCATCTTACTATAACAGTTCATATATTTCTAGTTTCACCTACTCCAACGGAGCCAGAGATGGTAATGGATATGTTACATTGGCAATAGGATAATAAATGGCAACTAAACCAACAATTCTTGGACCACAGGCGATAACTCTTCCTGCAGACACATCGGCAAATAGACCGAGTGGTGTTGAGGGAATGATGCGTTACAATACAACTATCGGCTTGGCAGAAATTTATACAGCCAATGGATGGACTGCAATTGATGCACCTCCAACAGTTGGTAGTATTTCTGGTATTATCAACCAAGACATTAATACAACTATTACTGTTACTGGAACAAATTTTAAATCTGGATCTTATGTTCAGATCGAAGGTGCTGGTGTAAGCGGTGTGCCACGAGTACTGTCAACAACTTATGTAAATTCTACATCTTTAACTGCAGCAACTGCAGCTGCATCAGTCAACTATGTTGGTGGTGCATCCTTTGATCTTAAAGTTGTAAACCCTTCTGGATTGACAGGTGTTCTTACTGCTGCTGGATCTATTGATAGAGAACCAGTTTGGTCAACATCGGCTGGTTCGTTGGGTTCATTGAATGGTGGATCTTCTGCAAATATTTCTTTATCTGCATCTGATCCTGACGGACAAGCGATAACATTTAGTATAGTTACTGGTTCACTACCTTCTGGTCTCTCAATGAGTTCTTCAGGTGTTATTACTGGTACTGTTCCTGATACAACTGGAACTAGCAGTTTTACAGTTAGAGCATCTGCAAATACTGTTTATGCCGATCGTGCATTTAGTATTGCAACAGTTAAGAGATTGTTGGCTGTCAATGGAACAACTTACTATAACACTGGTTCTACTCAAACAGTAACCTTGTCTAGTGCTGGTACTGTTTATCCGATTACAGTTTATGCCACACATAATTTGACTGTAACTTGCGTGGGCGCATCAGGAACATTAAACTCGCAGTGGAATGTTGCTTCTGGTGCAGGATATGGCGGTTCTGTAACTGGTACATATTCATCTATTCCAACAGGTACATACTATGTTGTAGTTGGTACTTCTCCATCATCAACAGAGTCTGGTTATCCAGGAGGTGGTTCTGGTGGTTCTGGCGGTGGTGGCGGTGGCGGTGGTTTCTCTGGTTTCTGGTCAGGAACTAACGATCCATTGAACTCTGGAAATAGATCCACCTACTACCTAATCGGGGCGGGTGGTGCTTCTCACTCTGTTGATACCTCAATCACTTCATCCAATCGTGGTGATGGTGGATACCCTACTGGTCAAGTTGGTAACTACAACTCAGCAAATGCTGTGTCAACAGGTGGTACTCAATCCGCTGGTGGTTCTGCTACTGTATCTCTAGACGGAACAGTTCAGGGTGCGACTGCTGGTTCTGCATTCTACGGTGGATCTCCAGGTACTTGCGGTAATGGTGGTGGAGCAGGTGGTGGTGGATGGTATGGTGGTGGCGGTGGTTCTTCGCACTGCGGTCAAGGTGGTGGTGCTGGTGGCGGTGGATCATCTTACTATAACTCATCTTACATTTCTAGTTTCTCTTATGTCAACGGAACTAGAAGTGGTTCTGGTTATGTAACTTTAGCAATAGGATAATAATAATGGGTCAACCAACAATTCTTGGACCAGAAGCAATTACTCTCCCTGCAGATAGTTCTGCAAATCGCCCAACTGGCGTAGAGGGTATGATTAGATTTAACACAGACATTGGTTTGATGGAAGTTTACACAGCCAATGGATGGACTGCTGCAGATACTCCTCCTGCGATTACATCTTTTAGTGGAACGATCAACCAAGATCAAAATTCAACAATAACAATTAATGGAACAGGATTCAAAGCTGGATCTATTGTTTATATTAATGGTGCTGGTGTTAGTACTGTTCAAAGAGCATTATCTACTACCTATGTAAATTCAGCTCAATTAACTGCAGCAACTGCTGCTGCATCAGTCAACTATGTTGGTGGTGCATCTTATTCTATAAGAG